TCCTCCGACAGGGAAAGCATAGCGGGGGGTATCGCCATGCTCCATATAGCCCCATCGAAGGTTTCGTCCTTCAGTCCCTCGGAAGGGTACTGGTGAACGCCATCATTTAACAGACTTCCGATTATACGGAAATACTGACCTTCAATGAGGATTTCCCCGTCATTGTATGACTCAATCTGCCCGTCTTTTATTTCGAACTTTCCGTAATACTTCGGTTGATTCTTATCAAACCAGTTATGCAAATATTGACATATCTGTGTCAGCATCTCCGTCCCTCGTCACTCTGCCTTTTTCTTGCCCTTCATTTTGGGCTTTTTAATTGGCTCTGTATGGCCTTTTTCAATCAGGACAGCGCCTAATCTATTCGTGTGGCTTGAAAGCTCTCTGAGCCTATCCTCTGATGCTTCATAGCCCTCTCTCGGATATGTGTCACCTACCTTGTACACATAGCCGTTGTCCTTTACATCGGAAAAGGCTTCCTTTACAATCCACATATTATGCTCCCCGTGTTACTGCTCTGGTGTAATAGGTCTTTCCGCTTACAACGTCGGTGTCAAGGGTCTTGAAGTAGTCCCCTGTGGTAGCATTCCTCTCAAAGTATGTGCCGATGTTTGCCTTAGCCGGAGATTCAACCGCTGTATATGTTTCTGTTCCGATATCTACAACTGCGATACCGTCAATGTATTCAGCCATCAGGGTTAATCCCATCAAGGCATGAAGTTCAGATACTACAGTGCCGTACTCACCATTGACATGAACGCCAATCAGGTTGGTGATTCCATCTGTGGTGTAGACAAGACCTGCTCTTGCAAAGTCATTGTCATCCGCAGAAACGTAGTACAGGATCATGTTTTCTACAGGTGTAGCCGCAATCTTTCCTCTCGGAATCTCCTCATCAGAGCAAAGGAAAAGTCTGGAGTAACCAATGAAGTTCTCGATATAGGACATACCAAACTGGTTCTGTACAGTGATGTTTGCCGCACCAAGATAATCATATGCATCAAGGATGTTACACCATCCTACAATCTCGGTGATGCCACGGTGCATGGCTTTCCACTTATTCCGAACTCTTCCCTGAGCCTCTGCCAGTGCCGCCTGAAACGTTGCTTTAGCAGAAATAAGGGTTCCGCTCTTTAAAAAGCTATAGAATCTTCCTGTTACGTTAGTCTGTAACTCAAACAGGAACTGGTCATCTGTCAGGCCTACGGCATCATCATAGCCGTGCTCGTTGATAGCCTCGGCAGAAACGCCTTTACGGAACTTCTCTAACTGGATGGTTGCGTAATCCTTTGTGAATACGTTTGCCTGAGAATAGGGAACTTCCTCACCCTCACCAATAGCACCGTTCTGAAGTGTTACTTCAGCATACTTGGATTTGAGGACAGTACCTGGAGTCTTGCGGATAAGTCGCATGATTCCCATGATGTCCCTGAGGTGTTCCCAGTTAAGGGCAAATCTTGTAACGAAATCAATCTCTCTGGCCTGAGTCTGGATATTTGCACTCTTGGTTAAATACTGTTTTGCCATTATTCTCCTCCGTAGCCGAATGCTTCAGGATTCTCCATGATGGCTTTTTGACGTTCGTTGCGGTCTTTAATCTTCATGATCTCTTCACGGGTCATCTTTGTGCCGCCCGTGTTCTGAGGAGGATTTGTTTCCTTCGCTCCCTCTTCATGAGTTTTTGTGATGTATTCTCCCCAATCCTCTTTCGCCGCTTTCCGCAGTTCCTTCGCATTGGTGATTTTTCCATCATCATCAATCTCTACACCGTCAACACCCTGCCATTTCAATGCCATCTGAATGCCCTTGTCAGACAAGCCCAAATCCTTGAGCAGTTCCCGAAATTTGTCTGCCTTTACGGCATCCTGCTCCTTCTTTGCAATATCGGCCTTGTAATCTTCGAATTCTTGTTTCAACTGGTCATACTCAGCCCCACGTTTCTTTGCGGTTTCTGCATCCTTCTTCGCAGATTCCAGTTCCTTCTCTAATCCTGCTACTTTAGATGCTTCGGCTTTGTACTTCTCCGCATCGGCTTTAGCCTTTGCCAGATCATCCTGTATCCCACTGATTGTTTCGGTGTGACCTTCAATAATCTGGTCAATCTGTGTTGCTTCAAGCCCCATTGCGGATAACTGTTTTCTTGTTAACATAAACTCTTTTCGTCTCCTTCCGTGCGATTCTTCGCCATTTATGAAATCTATTTTCCTGTATTCCCTCACAGGAAAGAAAAAAGACCGTCAGGGCAACACCGTGCTATACGGTACTACTCTGGCGGTCTTTAACCTTTGTGGCTCTTGACCTCAATAATCTGTACAATGCGTTTACAGGTCTTACACTTCACATAGATTTTTCCATCCTTCATGAAAGCCACTACCCTGCCACATTCGCATTTGATAGGATTATCGCTATGAACTTCTCTCAAACTCTCGAAATCTCCTTTTTTCTCACGTTTTCTCGTTCATGCTCTTTATATCATACTTTTTCTCATTTTTCAAGCAAAAGAAAACCACCCCGAAGTGTGGCTTTCTCTCTGTCCTCATAAATTCGTGTTTTTCAAAATGCTTTCAGCCTGTTCCTTGTATTCGTCTTTGTAGTTTACTATCCCATTCTTTAAGAATCTGTTCGGAGCCATATACCTTGTTCCTTCATGGACATCATTTGTTATCGTAAAGGCTTTTTATCCTCTACTTCTTACAGTTTGCCATTCTGTAAGTTCGGCATACATCATCACCCTCGTTTTACGTTAGGCTTATGGTTGAGAAGGCCATAAGTGACAGCCTATATCTGCCAGTGTCGGGCACTCTTGGGAGAATTATCGCTTCCATAACGCACATCTCCTATGCTCTACGGTGCCAGTGGTCTACTGGTTACCTCGGTATCGGCCTGAATAATTTCTCAATGCTTATATCGTTATTCCTACGGTATCTCGCATTAACGGTTTTGTACGGAAGATTAAATATTTCGGTGGCTTCTACCGATTTTGCCCGATTATTCGATATACATTTCTGTATAAAGGTGCATGTAAGTCTACACAGCATACTCAACATTGGTGAATATAACAGCACAATCCTTTTGTGCGATTCCGTCTATTGATCCTTTTAATCTTCCTGTGTCAACACGCCTTGGGGTCATTTCCAATTCATCGGCACAATTTCCGCTTGCCTCACCTGCCCATACAATGAAAATCTTTTCTTTAGCTTCTTCAAGTGCGGCTCTTACCTTGTCGGAATTATCAGTCAGCTTGAAGTCAGCCATATGCTCACCCCTCTCTGTACTCTTTGATATACTTTGACTTATAGTAATTTCCTACATCCCGTTGGTGTGTGATTTTCCTCGAAACAGGTGTGGCCTTTTTCCACTCTTCCCATGTCATACCCTTTATGTCATCTGGCTTGTCATGTCTCATAAAGCGAGCCTCAAAGTCTGGCGTAAAGCCGTCATAATGTCTGTCTAATCTGCAACGACAGTTGTATACTTCTGCTGGCTCACCGTCTGGATCAGAAGGGTATCTGAGTCCATTTGAAAACAAACCGTCTTCTCCCCTCTTTTCTCCGTCAAGGTGGCGATGTGAAGTTCTCGTTCTGGCATCGTGAACAGCCTTCCAGTAATCGACGATAACAAGGCCAAGGCTTCTTGCTCTTTCTGCAGCATCGTACCTTCCCGCATTCTCAGCCCCGTTTATCATGGTTCTTGCATCCCTTATAGCGGCTTTAGCCGAGGACGTTTCAACGGCTTTTGATAGCCTTTTAGCTATATTAGGAACGCTTTCCCCTTGAAGGATAGACTGGGTAGCAACAGACTGTATGGTCTTCTTTCTCCATCGCTTCGCCTTTCCCTCACGAATCCTCTGTGATAGCTTCTTGCCTGGAGGCGGTAGCATCTTCGGATTTTTGTTCATTATCCGCAATACCGCATCAGGGTTATACTGTGTGAAGTTCGTAGAAACTCCTACAGCCTTTTCAATTTTATATGTGGCATAGTTGGCACTAAAGGCAAACACCTCAGCCTTTCCCGTCTTGATGTAGTCATAGGCTACCTTGTCAGCATTCTTGCATACCTCAGCCAGATCATTTTTCATGGATTCCCAGTTGCGACCGACAAGCATCTGCTGTCTTCGCCATAGATTATACTGGGCTTGCGTCTTCTTTCCACTGGCAACCCACTCCTGCCACTTCTTGTCCTTCTTAGCAAAGCGTTTCAGGTAATCATCCAGTTTATCCTTCATTTCCCTTGAGGCCTTGGCATACTCACGCTCTATATCCTTGCTGAGAAGCCTTATGGCCTCATCTGTGACATCTCGGCTATAATCACTCATAATTATACCTCTTCGTCAGCAACGTCCTCCTGAGGCTCTTCTGTATCTTCTACAGGCTCTTCAATAGGGATTCTGTCTGCGGCCTCGTTGTCCATATCCCTCAGCACCTCATCAATCTGGTCTGCATCACCGAGAATGGTCAGGATCTTTCTTGTGACATAATCCTCAGACAGATATTGAGCAGACTGTAACACCCACTCAATTTGTTCTCCCTGATTGGTCAGCATCGATCTCTGGAACGTTGCTTCGTCATCAATCCCTACTATCTCCATTAGATTGTCAAGGAAGTCCGTCACCATGTATTCATGGTCATCAGCCTTGCTATTCATCCCTTCATAGGCGGCCTTAATCTGAGCCGTTACTACGGAGCCAGATTTGATTTCATCTGTATTTAAGGCCTGATAGTCCCTGTACAGGTCTTTCTCAATCCTGTCAAGTAATGCATCTCTTGCCGCATAGGGTATCTGTACTGTTTCGGCAGATATGTCTTGGTCACCATCTACTGATGCAATCTTATTCTTTACCAGTCTTTCAAGGAACTGCACAAGGTCTTGGTTATCCATTCCTCCTGCACCCTTGACTATCCAGTAAATCTGAGCCGTGTCCAGATCATTTTCAAAACCGTTCTTGATTAAGTCATAAGCATCAATACCTTCACGGATTCCTACCAACTCACTCTGATGCTCATCATTTGCCCACATAGGAACTATCGGGAAATTCGGATAATTCTGTTCAGCTATAATCTCTTCACCCTCGGCCTGATTCACTCTCTTAACAATCTTGTACGCCCTCTTGGCATGAAGAATTTCTCCATCTTTGTTTTCCCTCATGTTCCAGATATAGTCAGTATATCCGTCTTCCTCATACAGCGTTGCCCTTAACGGCTTATTAGCATCTATCTGCCAGAACCTTATGCCAGACCGAAGAGAGCCGTTCTCTTCGTCCATAAGCGGAACAAACTCTGTTATCTCAAACTTTTGCAGGTGGTCAAGATTCCAGAATCCAAAGGCCACACCACCAACCAATGAAGACTTGTCTATCTTCTGTAGTGTACTATCGAATTTCTTTCCTAACCTATCCTTCGTGTCATCCTTCCCCCATGTTACTCCATTGGATAACAAAAACTGGTTCTGCTGACGGACAAACCTTGAGAAGAATCCACTCACCACCTTGTGATTTGGCGACCACTCGTCCAAGATAGTCCTCCCGCTTGCCGTTGTCAGCGTCTTCTGGTAGTTCATAATGGTTGTGTTGCGTTTTCTGTAATACTCATCAGCTATCACGGCATCCTTGAATATCTTTGACTCCTTATGCTGTGCAATAGCTTTCTGGATGAACTGCATCCTGTCCTTATCAGTATCGGGGACTTCTAATAAATCTTGATATGTAAGTGCCATCTTTTCTTCTCCTTATGCAAATGGGCTACCCCCTGATAAGTTTCTTTTTTGCTTTAACGCCCTCGGTACGATCCTCATAGTTTTTACGAAGTACCTTGTGGCATCGCATAAATGATCATCTATCTTAACAGGCTTGTCCACATCTTCCTTCGTGTCCCAGACATAACCGCCCGCTTCTTTTTTCCAGTTCTCGCATGAATCGGATACCTTTATCAATCCAAGGTCTATAGCCGAATTTACTTCCCTGATGCCGTCATTTACCGCATTGTCGGCATCTATAGGTCGGTACCAGTTATTACTACTGTTCCTCAACGTTGCCTTAAACGAGGCGGCTGATGGGTCTACAATCGTTTTTATCTTGCCATTAACCTTTTCCATGATCGGTGCTACAAACAAGTCTAAATCATGAAGGTATTCGCTGTCTTCCTTCTGCCTGTGCTCCTCACGGCCTGAGTAATAGTATTCTTTAGTCATATACCATACACTGCCATGCTTTTCCCATAACCCTGCGGCAAATGCGTTCTGTGTGCCGTAATCCACAGACAAGACATACTGCTCAGCTTTGCTATCCTTTGACGGCTCTCCTATAGCCTTTTCCCACTTAGAGAACACAAGGCCTTCTGCTACGCACCTTTCTCCAAGGATATCTCGTCTGTACCATATCGACCCTACAACATACTGGCTTTCAATCTCTTTTCTTCGTTCAGGAGTGATGGACAGGTTATCATTGATTGTGAAATGCTGATATTGATAACCACCTACATACTGCTCCTTATACAGGTCAATGTAATTCCTGTATATCCTATGGTTCGGGCTACATGGGTTCAAGTCCCACAGCACAAAAGGCTTAATCGCCGCCACCTGTCTCCCCAATGCTACTTTGATGAAACTGGTTCTTGAATCATCCGAATCATAATGCTCGTTGATCTCGGTTGCGATCCACATCCCATAGGAGTTACCAAGTATCCTCTTGTAGCTATCGGCTTTCCCACCGCCTGCAAAGATTACAACCTTTTCCCCGGTCTGTGTCTGAACGTATAACGCTTCATTATCCTTGTACTTTCCCCATCTACTCCTGCCACGGAATAAGTGTTCAAGGCCGAATCCGTTGCAGTCTCCTATATTTAACTTTGCGTTGGCTATGGTTGAACCACTTGCGAGGTGTATTTTATCGGGGCAAGTTTCCAAATACATAAACGCTATAATGCAGTGATCTATAGTCTTTCCTGAACGTATAGCACCCTCAGCAACATTCATTTTGTTGCGAATGGCATTCTTTATGTACCGCTTATGCTTCGTTGAAAGCCTCTTCCACGGAATCGTCCTCGTCGTTTTCATTTAACATCTCCGCTAAAGGTGTAAGGTCTTCCACGTTTGTTATAATCTGTTCCTGCTTGTCTCTCCACCTGTCTGACCGCCTATTCTTCAACCAAAAGATTTGAGCGGTTGTGTCAGGCTTGATGTAAACTTGTTCATCTGCATACTCAATATGCTCTTCTACGATTCTGCCTTCTCCAACCTTTTGACGCTCTGTCTTAACCTTAATAGGCTTTTTAACCGTAACATAATATCCAAGGGCAGATTTAAGCATAGCATTTTCAACTTCATAGTCTACTGGTGCTTTGCCCTTTTTTATCGCCTCCGAAAAATCCTTGTACTTTGCTTTCCAAACATACAGAGTAGATGTTACGATGCCAATATTATGAGCAATTTGTTCATCTGATAATCCCTCTCTTGCCCAACCTTCGACAAGAATAAGATTGTCCTTCGTTATCCATTCATCTGCTTTGCTTGGTCTTCCTCTTGCCATTCAATCACCTGTCTCTATCTATCTGTTATTAATTCAGCTTTCTTTCCTGTCAAGTTTTCCCATCTTTCTATTATGACATCCACATATTCGGGGGATAACTCTGCCATGTAGCATTTTCTGTTTAACTGTTCACAGGCTATTAGTGTGCTACCACTACCACCGAAACAATCAAGAACGCTGTCGTTTTCCTCTGAAAAATCCTTCAGTATGTCTGCAAGCATACCGACAGGCTTTTGTGTCGGATGTACTCTTGTTTTACCCTCTACTTCTCTGCTACCCTCACGGCATAAGCCATTCCACAAGAAATGATATAACCTCACACCTTTATCAAAAGAAGTCCACGCCAATTCAGCATCAGCAAAATTTCCTGTGTTCTGTTTATCCCAAACAATCCAACACCTTGACGGCGGCAAAAAGTCTGTGAAATAATTTCCGCCGAATATAATCTGATTTTCTGTGCAAGCCAAGGCAACATCATAATTTGCCCTTGCCGTATCTGTTGTATCATCGTTTGCAATTGGAATATAGGTTGACGATTCGACTCTTTTCCCAATCTTGCCGCCGAAATGCAACGCACCGCCACCACCAACTTGCCTATTCTGTACTACATCTATGCCATACGGAGGGTCTGTCAGAAGTAGTTTAGCCTTTACCCCATCCATAAGCCTATCAATAACCGTAACATCGGTGCTGTCACCGCATATCAGCCGATGGTTTCCAAGTTGCCACAGATCGCCAAGTTTTGTTTTTGGTTCTTGCGGAACATCGGGAACATCATCTTCTACTATTTCTTTCGGTTCTTCCTCATTGTCAAAATCAAATCCAAAATCGAAATCACCGAAGTCAAGGTCTGCCAGTTCTTCCTCCAATATTTCAAAATCAAAATCAGAATTCATCGTCAGCTTGTTATGAACCAACGTATATTCTCTGCGTTCTTCGTCTGTCAAGTGATCTAGTCTTATAACCTCGGCTTCTGTCTCTCCTAGTTCTTTAAGTGCTAAATATCGTCCATGACCTTCCACTATAATATTGTCTTTTCCCCATATAGCAATCGGGTCATTATTACCATATCTTTGTATACTTTCCTTGATTTGTTCAATTTGCACTCTCGGATGCGTTTTGGCATTTTTCTTGTATGGAGTTATCTTTGATATATCAATCTTTTCAACTTTCATACTTTCTCCGCTTTTATTTGTTCCTCGTATTTTTTGGCATTTGACCATCTACTCTTATCTACAGGTTTTTCAACCGCTTCATCAACCGTCCAACCCGCTCTCAACCTTTGAGATACCAAATAAGAATTAACATTATATTTTTCTGAGAGTTGTGATATAGTAAGCAGTTCTCCTTTGTATTTGACGATAGTATTACTTCTTCTGTTATTTGCCTGTTGTTTTGGACTAACCCACCTGCAATTTTCTGGACAGTAACCTTTTGTGTTATCTATTCTGTCCAATGTCAATTCGTCAGAATACCCATTGTTTAATGCCCATTCTTTAAATTTTTCATAATCATGATACCACTCGTCACACATCTTAATGTCTTTGTAGTGTTCATGTGTGTTTATTCTTCGTATAACGCTTTCATATCTTTCGCATAATCTTTCTCCCATATGCCCTCTTGTGTTATGCATAATAAATCCACCATCACAATACGGGCACAACGCTTTATTTTTTATAAATCCCATACTTTTCCAAAATACAGCATTGCATTTTTGGCATTCAAGTAAATATTGGCATTGTCTTTTATTGTTTTTGTCGTAAATTGATCTGCTGTCCAAAATTTTATAGTTATTAATTATTTTGTTGATTTTTGCACTTTTCCGTCTTTTCACAACGATCACCTTTTAATACTCTCCATCACATCATCCACCGCATCATCATTGATTCTCGGATTGTTTTGATATGGATGAATATCTGATAGTTTAATGGTTACAAACTCTTTCTGCATAAATATCCCCACAAAAAAATCAGGGAGGGGCAGGTGCTATACCCACCTCTCCCCTGTAAAGAAAGAAGAAAACTTTTGTAAATGGTTATAACCATTTTTACTTCTGTGAATATGCAACAGGCAACCCACCTGCCACTAACAAGCCCCCTCCGTCGCTTATCCTGCGAGGCTACATACTATTTCGCTTGTCTTCCCATTAACAGTTGCATGAAAAGCCAGTTACAGGAATCGAACCTGTAAGAGTCATCGCAGATGTATAAAGTCGGAATATCGCAAAATACCACATCCGCTCTTCTAACCATTACTGGCAGGAGGGCAGTTAAGTCTGCCCTAAAGAATGAAAGGAAAATCAAACATGAACAAGAGAATAAGGCATCCGACACGGATTTGAACCATGTGACCCGACTACGTTCGGTGCATTCCCACTCTGCCACGGACACTCTGTACGCTACACAATGTTGTGCTTGCCAGTTTAAAGTGTTGGCACACTCGCCTGATAAGGATTTCCTTCCAACACGTTGGTGTTCTTGAACTCAGGCTATGCACAGGGTTTTTCTAGCGTTCCTCACCTGTACGATCGGACAACTGGTATATACCTTGGGAGCGTCCTCCCAACCCTCGTCAGGGGATAGCCGGGGTGAGGATTTGAACCCCACATAATCACTAACCATCTGTAAACAGATGGTTGATTTCTCGCCAACTATAAATAGCCAACGTAACCTTCTAAAGCGTCTACCGATTTCGCCACCCGACATATCTTACTAACCACGCCGCCTATCACGGCTTGACTACCAAAAAAATGCTGAAAAAAAAGTAATCAAGGCTGATTTCCACTTTATAACTTGAGGAGGTGTACTATGCTAAATCTCTCTATATTCCTGTATATCTCGTTTTTTCTCTCTTTTTCTTGATTATACTCATTTATTCTCACTTTTTCAAGTGCTTTTTACCCTTTTATAAACAAAGGGCAACTGTAAACCCTGAATGATCCATGCTTTGTGGCTTTGGCATCCCACCCTTTAACAGGCATAAAATCTTTACTCCATGAACAAAGGGAATATGCTTTGCCACAACTCCAACATAAAGTTCCATATAACCCTACGGCATTTTTGTTTACCATATCAGGCAGTTTTCTCCCCAGTGCGTCCGTATCTTTCATCGGTTAAGAACTCCTTTTATCTTTAATATGTATCACCAAAGCAGATATTATAAAGATAACTGCTATACTAACTAATATGACAACTCCAATCCATATCGGAGCCAGAACCCATAGCCAAGGCCAATCAATGACATTGCAAAGTTTCAATGTGATAAATACGATTTGTAAGAGTCCCCAAAATGTGATTCCACCACTATTTTTATCTTCATTCATTTGTACTTCCGACTCCTCCTCGTCTTTCCACGGTAGCGTTGTCATCTGTTGTCAGTCCATGAATCATGAAAATTCCCTGAATAAGGCGTTCTCCTGTTTCGAATCGCACCTCATATTCAGAATTGTTATAAAGAGCAATCAGCATATCTCCATCATTGTCTTGATTCCCTGCATAATCAGCATCGATTACGCCTGTCTGATTTGCCATTACCACATGCCGATTGATTCCGATGGAAGAACGGATAAAAAGTTGCAGATGAAAACTCTTGGCTTCGTCCGGCTCAAATACCGCCTTGATTCCTGTTGGTATGGTTATCCTATCATGTGGTTTCATGGAAAATCCTAACGGAGTAGAAATGTCATAACCTGCTGAGAATTTCGTTTTCCTCTCAGGAATCTTAATGTTATCGTATGCTGTCTGAATGCATTCTTCTCTCCATCCATACTTCAGCATATCTTTGCGAAAACTTTCAAAACTTACTTTTTCGAATCTCATTTGTTTGCCTTTCTGTTGTATTCTGCGCTTCTAAAAATTACAATCATTGACGGGAATGGTGCTGAGTTTTTTGCATCGCCAAACTTCAACCTTCCACGAATGAACCTTACCTCTGCTCTGTGATAAATGTAATCATGAAACCACTTTGTATCTGTCCTCGCAGGAATAAGCATGACTACAATC